GTCAGGTGGTTCTCCTACTTTCCCCAGTTCAGGATTTAACTCTTCCTTCAATGCTAGTGGAGTAGTGCATCGTATCTCAAGCTCTGTAAATGGATTGCTCGATGGGTACATGGCCGACATATATTTCATCGACGGGCAAGCTCTCACACCTTCAAGTTTTGGAGAGTTTAGCTCAACGACCGGAGAGTTCGTGCCGATAAAGTACGAAGGTGCTTTTGGAAATAACGGCTTTTTTATTGATGGGAGGGATAGTTCCGATCTTGGAGACGATGAATCAGGTAATGGCAATGATTTCTCAACCTCTAACATGGGGACAGATGATCAGGTCAACGACAGTCCAACCTCAAACCATTGCATTTTAAATGCCCTTAACAAAGACACTGACTGCACCCTATCAGACGGAAATTTGCAAGTTGGTTGGACTAGCGGAACCGATCCAATCATTTGCGGAACAATGGCCGTATCAAGCGGTAAATGGTATTATGAAGCTACTTTCACAGGAACTTTTAATTTTCCGGCAGTCGGCATAGCACCAGCAGAATTATCTTTTGGCGGCAGTGCTTTTTCTTCTGGTAACGGTGCGCTTTTTTACTACGCACCCTCTGGGAATTATAGAGGCAATGGCGATAACGTATCTTACGGTGCGGAATATTTTGTAAGTAGCAAAATTGGTGTGGCCCTTAATTTAGACGACAATGAAATAACTTTTTTCAAAGACAATTCATCACAAGGGACTTTAAACCTTGCAAGCATACGCTCTGGGTATAGCACATGGGTGCCACTTGTAACTGGTGGCGGGTCTGTTGAAAATATAATTGTTAATTTTGGACAGACTGATTTTAACTATACACCCCCTACAGGGTTTAAGGCTTGGTCTGTTGCTAACATGAATGACCCAACCATTGCAGACCCGTCCAAACATTTTGCTACTCAATTATACACCGGAAATAACACTGACGACCGAGCAATAACGGGCTATAATTTTAGTCCCGATTGGGTCTGGATCAAAGCAGTAAACCAAGGCTATTCGCATAACATCACAGACATTGTCAGAGGCGCTGGCAAATACATTCAATCAAATACTGCTGACGCAGAGGTGACCGGACCGGGTGCTTTTGGATCGACAGGGTCTTTTACGTCGGATGGTTTTACGCTCAAAAATGGTAGTAGTGGCAATCTTTTTGTAAATGACGCAAGCACAAATTATGTCGCATGGGCTTGGGAAGCTGGCGGCACCAGTGGCAGCAGTAACTCTGATGGCAGTGTGACAAGCACTGTGACTGTGGGTAGCACCCAAAAATTTTCTATAGTCAAGTATACGGGAACGGGTAGCGGCAACTCAACTGTGGGTCATGGTTTAGGGACGACTCCTTCTTGGATCCTGCTGAAACACTTAGACCGTGGTCAGAACTGGCGAGTTTTTCATACCTCAGAAGGCGTGGGTGAAACTGGGTTTTTAAATACTTCAGATGCTTATGCAGCCGACCCTGATCGAATATCAGCGGTTAGTTCAACAACATTTACAGCTAAATCAAACATGAATGAGTCGGCTGATTACATTGCTTACTGTTTTGCAGAGGTAGAGGGCTATAGCAAATTCGGCAGCTACACTGGAAATGGCTCTACTGACGGGCCCTTTGTGAATTTAGGATTCAAACCCACACTGCTTATAGTAAAACGAACCGATGCAGGAGCATCGTGGGAAATGGCAGATAGTCTTCGGGACCCATTCAACGCGGTCACATCAATTTTACAGGCCGATACTTCCGGCGCAGAGTCAACTTTTTCAGGGACCACTGATCTTTACGATTTTCTTAGTAATGGTTTCAAGCTGCGCGCGTCACACGCTGATTTTAATGGTAGTGGCGGCACTTTTATATATATGGCATTTGCTAGAAGCCCGTTCAAAACAGCAACAGCTTATGGCATTGAATCGTAGGAGAATACGATATGTGGAAATATAACGGAAGAGTAATTAGAGAGGGCAAGTCGTGGTCTGATGACAACGGCATCAAGCATCCAGCGAACTGGATTATATGGTCGCCTTCTGACAAAGCTGCGGCTGGTTTAACTGAAGTCACCCCAGAAACTCCTCCTGACAGTAGGCTATATACATGGACCTATGAAAGCGATGCCGTAACAATATCGAAAACAGCCAAAAGTTTGACTGATGTAAATCAGGTTGACGAAAATGGTGACCCTGTTCTTGATGAAAATGGAGATCAAGTAGTTACGTTAGGTGTAAAGTCAGTTTTGAAAAATGAAGTAAAGTCTCAACAAGAGTCTTTGCTCAACCAGACAGATTGGGCGATTATCCGTAAAGCTGACAAAGGCACCGCAATACCGTCAAACATCCAAACTTACCGAGATGCCATACGCACTAAGGCGACTGAGATGGAGAATGCTATTGATGGTGCTTCCGATACAGATGCTATGGCTGCGCTATTTTTAACATACACAACAAATGAAGATGGCAGCATAACTAAGTCTGGTACGCTTTACGACTGGCCTGTATTAGCTGATTAATTGTTATTGAGTAAGTCTACGTTATGACTGAGCACGTAAAAGTTTCTATTGATGTTTCGGCAGCGGCGGTTGCTTGGGGTTCTTTTCTGTCGTATTTGCCGGATGTTGCCGCTGCTCTTTCTATTATATGGACAGTGCTAAGGTTGTGGGAATGGTACAAAAAACGAAGGCAGCGTTAGTAGCTTTATTATTATTTCCTACAACTGCGTTGGCTGAGACAAACACCATATCCAGCACCGTAATAGATAAATCTGTTCCAGCCGCCAACGCTCCTTCTGTTGTAGTTAATAACTCAGATGTGTGTGTCTCTAGTGTTTCCGCTGGGGTGACCACTCAAATTCTTGGTATAGCGGGTGGGACCACTGTCAGGGATCAAACCTGTGAAATGATAAAAATGTTTCGTCTTCTTTACGGGGGCGGAATGAAAGTTGCGGCCATCTCTCTTATTTGCAACGAAGATAGAAGGGTCTGGGATGCAATGTGGAGGGCGGGAACACCATGTCCCGCTGGTGAGGGGCTAATAGGAGACAAGGCAAAAGAGTGGTGGTTGGAAAACCCTGAAAGAGCGCCAGAAGGAAGTATTGTTCAGTCAATAGAATACAAAAAAGAAGAGGAGGAGGAAGAGGTTTATGGTTATCCAGAGGATGGAGAATGGATCGAATAGCTGCAATTCTTGTTTTTTGTTTTGTTTCTTCCGCTGTTTTCGCAGAGACAAAGACGACTGAAAACTTGTTGCCTGATATATCTGAGTTTTCTGCCTCTGGTGGTGCAGTTGTTGGCCCAGCTAGAGGTTGTTCTAGTGGAGCTTTTTGTACTTCTGGAACACAAGGTGGTGGTGGCACTTTTGAAACCTCCTTTGATGTTCCGTTAACAAAAGATGAAGTTAATGAGGGTTTTGAGTTAAATTATGGACTGACAACCGTTTCCCATCCTAGCAATGCAACTCTGGGAACTTGTAATAATATTTCGCAATCGAGAGATTGCAGAGACGTTTTTAACCTTACGGTATCTTTGTTTGATGCTAGTTCAGTAGTAGAAAAATTTGAGCATGATGTAGAGCTTGATTTTGTGGGGGCGCGAAATTTTACCTTTCAGTCCGTAGTGACTGCCAACGACTACGGGATATTAACCGGACAATATCGGTTTTTCGCAATAGATGCGGGGTTTCCCTCAGGGTTTTTTGGGCCACGCATTTCTGACCCTCACCTCTCAATCACCCATACTTTAGTCAACACTCTGGAACAAGATCGTCTTGTGTTAGATGTAATAGATGATGCGCTTCCACAATCTCCCATTCAAGATTCTGCACCGGAACCAATTGTTGTAGCTGCAATCCCTGTTGCAGCGGTTGCCCCTGAAGCTCCTCCTGTCCCAACTGAGGCAGATGTAAGTGATGATTTGACCATTTCAGAATCTGTCGGTGACGATCAGATGTCTTCAGAGCCGGAATCTCAACCTGAGCCTGAGCCAGAACCAGAACCAGAACCTGAGCCGGAACCAGAACCTGAGCCAGAGCCAGAGCCAGAGAGTTCTGAGTCCAATGAACCTGAAGAGGTTGAGGGTGAGCCGTCTGAAGAAAAAGAGCCTGAGGCCAGTGAAGAAAAACAAAAAGAAGAAACAAGATCAGAAAAGAAAAGTGAGCCTAAAAAAGATAAAAAAGCAGTTGATGAAAAAAAATCAAAAATGAAATATAATTCAGCAATCCAAACGAGGGCTATACTGGCTATAGCATCTAGCGCTGCTAGAATTACTGAGTCGGTTCAACTAACAGATACCCAAGGCTTCTTTACTGGGGAGAAGCTGCCGGATTCTGTGATACCGATAGATTACAGGAGTCAGTACTCTTGGGTAGGTGCGTCTAATGGGGTTCACGAAACCTTGATGGATTCTCAATGGAGAACGGGCGGCAACTAATGGCTCAACTGGAATTTGGTGGAGTAAAGTTTACAGGCGGTAAGATGGTGGCAGTTTTTACCGCTTTGTCTACATTGGGTGGCGCTCTTTGGGGTGGGTTTGAAGTCTACTCAAGATACCAGTCTATGGAGAAGAAGATAGCTTCTTATACCGCCCCTGATCTTAGCGGATTTGATAAAAGGCTTCTTGTTTTAGAAACAAAGGTAGACGAAGAACTTCGCCTTGTTCGAGAGGAAATGACTGTTTTGCAAGAGAGGGTTAACGAAGTTTACGAGATATCCCGTGACATCAGGACAGATACACGGTCAGACGCAGCCGCATTACACACTAGTATGTCCGATCTGGAGAAGCGGTCTCGACAAATGGATTCAGAAGCTAGAGCGGCCATGCGCGTATCTGAAAAAGCAATCCGACAAATTATATCCTCAGCGCAAGAGCGTTTTGACAGCAAGATAGTGTCAATCGATGAAAAACTTGATAATTTAGAAAAGCGAATAAGGAAACAAGTTCGTGATGCGCTTGATAACCCTATACTGAAAGGCAAGTAGATGTCCGATGAAAACATACCAGACAAGGCAGCGTATCAAGTCAATCGTCGCAGAATGTGCTGGGCCGCATTGGGTATGATGCTTTCTGTTGTAGTTGCTTTCTTGGTGGACCCACAGAGGTATTCTGGTGCTGAGATGGCTCCGATATTTTATGGCTTGAGTGGGCTGGTTGCTGTTTATTTTGGAGCAACGTCTTACCAACAATCAAAAAAATAATGTTTCACATGAAACATTCTTAGGTGTGAGATGTTACAAAAACTGACATTTAAACCCGGAATAAATAAAGACCTTACTCGATATGCTGGTGAGGGAAGTTGGTTTGATTGCGATAAAGTTAGATTTGTAAACGGCCTTCCTCAAAAAATGGGCGGTTGGGTTAAAATTAACTCAACGGCGTTTTCAGGTATTTGTCGTTCTCTATTTAACTGGTCAACTCTTGCTGGTAGAGACCTCATGGGAATTGGGACCTCTACGAAGCTAATTCTTGAAGAGGGTGGTGGGACACATAACGTAACACCTCTAAGAACCGTTAATGCGTCTCTCGGTGCAAATCCGTTTACCACTTTAGGTGCAGGGACAGGCACCGTAAACGTAAATCATACAGCGCATGGCGCTGCACTTGGAGATACCGTTATTTTTGCAGCGGCAACAGCTTTCGATGGCATTACCGCTGCTCAGATCAATACTTCTCATGTCATTACACAGATAATTGATTCTAATAATTATTACATAACAACAACGGGTTCTTCCTCTTCTGGCTCTACAGCGGGTGGCGGTTCTTCGGTTCTTGCTTCTTATGAAATATCAATTGGGGCAGCTACCAGTGACTCTGGTGGTCTTGGCTGGGGCGCTGGTCTTTACGGCGGCACTGTTTCAGGAAAGACAACCACAACTCTCTCTACTGGAATTAATGATTCAGCAACCACTATTCCCCTCACAAGTTCAACGGGATTTGATACAGCATCGACAACACTGTCTGCTGTTCTGCAAATCGGAGATGGCGAAATAAGCGTTGCTTCAACTTCAGGATTCCCTTGGGTTGGAATTGTCAAGATTGGCAGTGAGCAAATCAGATATGAAAATGTTGACGCAACGAATGGTAAGCTGTCCTCGTTAACTCGCGGGTTCAACGGAACAACTGAGGCAGCGCATTCCTCAAGTGCCTCTGTTACCTACGTTGGAACCATTGTCGTGGGTAACGAGATTATTACGTACACTGGTGTTTCTAGTAACGACCTTACAAGTGCGGTTCGCGGTCAACTCGGTACAGACAATGTCGCGCACGATTCTGGCGCAACAGTTGTGGAATCAAACGAGTTTGTGGGTTGGGGTTTTGGAGTTCCCGTAGAGACAGGCACTACAGAAACCATAACCGTGCGCTTGTGGAGACAGGACAATTTTGGCGAAGACTTGATCGCTAACATCTGGGGCGGAGGTATTTTCTATTGGGATGCTAGTGCAGGTTTTGCTAACAGGGCAGTAGAACTTTCCAGTTTAGACGGCTCTTCGGGTTGCCCAACAGCAGCCCGTGTGGTTTTAGTCTCAGATAACGACAGGCATGTTGTTGCTCTTGGCACAACCGACAGGGATACAGGAGACTTTGACCCCCTGTTGATACGTTGGGGTGATCAAGAGTCATTAACCCAATGGACGCCATCAACAACCAACACGGCTGGTGATTTAAGAATAAACAACGGATCAGAGATTATCTCGGCGCTTGAAAACAGACAGGAGATATTAGTCTGGACAGACAGAAGCCTTCATTCTCTAAGATTTGTTGGATCGCCGTTTATCTTTGGTCAAACTCTGCTTTCTCAAAATGTTACCATCATAGGCCCGAATGCCCATGTCGCTGTTGGCGATACGGCATTTTGGATGGGTACCAACAACTTTTATGCATACGATGGTCGAGTGACAACTATACCTTGCTCTGTTCGCAATTTTGTTTTCCAAAACATGAACTTTGGTCAACGAAATAAATTTTTTGCAGGTAGTAACTATGAGTTTGGCGAAGTTATGTGGTTCTATGTTTCGTCTGATGCCTCAGAGATTGACAGGTATGTCATATACAATTTCATTGAAAAGGCATGGTACACAGGTTCTCTTGAAAGAACCGCTTGGCTTGACCGCAGTCAACGAGAGTTTCCTAACGCTACCAGCGCTGATGGCTTTTTGTACGAGCACGATAATGGCTTTGATGATGGGAGCCAAAACCCACCAGCGGCTATTACAGCGTTTATAGAAAGCTCTGACTTTGAGATTGGCGATGGAGACAGGCTTCAGTTTGCATCTCGCGTCATTCCTGACCTGAGCTTCAATGGATCATCTGCCAGCGCTCCTGTGGCTACTTTCTCGTTCCGTCCACGCAACTTCCCCGGAGAATCATTCGGAACGTCGTCATCCTCTTCTGTAACTGCAAGTCAAACTGTGGATGTAGAACAGTTTACTGATCAAGCGTTTATTCGCCTCAGAAGTAGAGAAATGGCAGTCAAAGTAGAATCAACGGCTGCTGGAGTTTTTTGGCGTCTTGGTGCTCCGCGAATTGATGTAAGACCTGACGGGAGAAGATAATGGCGTCTGCTGTCCAAAAAAGTCAGATACAATCTTTTACCTTACCTACACCCACATCTGGCTATTCTACAGAATACATGAACTCTTTAGTCAGGACTTTAGAGATTTTCTTTCAAAGAGAGCAGGAAGAAGGTAATATTAGGGGGTCAACACTTATATTAACATCTTTACCCACCGAAGTTGCGGATTTGCGGGTTGGAGACGTGTATGTTGATCAGGACGGTTTTTTGAAGGTCGCCCGATCTGAAGATAATTTTACTGCCGCGCTGAGTGGGTCGGTTGGTTCAGTAACGGTAAGTATTTCTTAGGAGTTTATTATGGCTGTGATATATCCTCAGATCGCTGAATCAGCTAATCCAGCAATAACCATCACCACTCCGCGAGAAGTGGCGACTACGCCTGACGGTACACAAATAACTCGTTCTGGGCTTGAAAGTTTTTTTGATGCTGCCGGGAGAAAGGGCGGCATCATGGGAACTGTTCTGAGTATGCCCTCGATCCAACAACAATTCACAGATAAGATTTTTGGTCCCGAAGCAGAGTTAGTTGAGTA